AGCAACCGTTACCGGTACCAACCGGTACCGCTAGGAAACATCAGGGTTTGAAGCAGTTTTTAGGTGATTTTTAACCGTTACCCAACCGTTACCCAACAGAAAAGAAAGGATGAAAGAATTATGAGTGAGAAAAGGAAGTTGACAGCAAAAAAGTATTTAGAACAGCTTGAAGTGATTGATACAATGATAAATCAGGACTTAGAACGGCTTGACGATATGAAAACGGATGCTCGCTGTACCGGGGGGATTGATTACAGTAAAGATAGGATACAGACCAGTCCGCAGAATGTACTCGAAAAAAGAATTTGTAATTATGTTGATTATGAAAAAAAATTAGATGTTCGCATTGACCAGTTTGTTGATGTCAAGGAACAGATAATTTCTGAAATCAGGGGCTTGCACGTTGTAAATTATATCAATGTACTTTACAAGATTTATGTGCAGTTCAAAAGCATCCGTCAGGTATCAAAGGAAATAAAAAAGTCCTATGCATACACGCTTGAACTGCATAAAAAGGCACTTGCCGCTTTTGAAGAAACTTATAAAAACCTATATTACTTGATATAAAACATACATAAAATGACGATTGACAAAGGGATAAATCTGAATTATGATATGCTTGACAGAATTGGGTTGCAGACGAAAAAAAATTTTCGTCTGCAATTTCTTTTGTAATGATTATGTCTGACCCCTGAAAGGTGCTAAAACCTCCTACTTTCAGGGGTTTTTGTTTAGAAAATTGATAGAAAGGGGTGTACCGCATGGCGAAATTAGCAGAAAGACAGCAGCGGTTTGTTGATGAATACCTGATTGACCTAAACGGTACACAGGCAGCAATAAGAGCGGGATATTCAGTGAAAACGGCTGACCAGCAAGCATCACGTATGTTGACAAATGTCAAGGTTCAACAGGCAATTGCTGAAAAAATGGCAATACGGTCAAAGCGCACAGGTGTGAATCAGGACAGGGTTGTGTTAGAACTTGCCAAGATTGCATTCGTGAAGATGACCGACATTGTTGACAATTATGGTAAAATCAAAGCTTCTGCATCAGATGATGACCTTTCCTGCATTGAATCCATGAAGTACAAGGAATCAGAAAGTGATTCCGGTTCAATGGTGGAAAGGGAAGTGAAGATTTCACCGAAACTGAAAGCCTTGGAATTACTGGGTAAGCACTTGGGGATGTGGAATGACAAGCTGGATGTGAACATTACGCAGCCCATTGTGATTTCAGGGGATGACAAACTTGAAGATTAGTAGTCAGCACATTTTCGACTATCAAAAAAGGATATTGTTTCCCGCACAATATACCTTGACCAGTTCCGGCAAGGTTGAAGTGAAACTACCGGAAGTAGTCGGTAAAGGGTACGGTTCGTTTTGGCGGTGGAAAGGCAGATACCGGGTATGTAAGGGCAGCCGTGCATCCAAGAAGTCAAAAACCACTGCACTGTGGTATATCACCAACATGATGAAATACCCGGATGCAAATACCCTTGTTGTCAGAAAGACGTTCCGAACCTTAAAAGATTCCTGTTACACAGAATTAAAGTGGGCTATACACAGACTTGGTGTAGATGCCTTTTGGGAAGTTAAGGAATCACCCCTTGAAATGACATATACCCCTACAGGGCAGAAGATATACTTTCGCGGTCTTGATGACCCGCTGAAGGTAACCAGTATCACCGTTGAACACGGTGCATTATGCTGGATGTGGATTGAAGAAGCATATGAAATCAGTTCGGAAGATGATTTCAATATGCTTGATGAATCTATCCGTGGTGTTGTTCCTGATGGGTTATTCAAGCAAATAACCTTGACCCTGAACCCTTGGAATGAACACCACTGGATAAAAAAGCGGTTCTTTGATATCCCGGATGATGAAACCCTTGCCATGACAACCAACTATAAATGTAATGAGTGGTTGGACAAGGCTGATTTAAAAGTCTTTGAGACAATGCGGAAACAAAACCCAAGGCGGTATAAAGTAGCCGGACTTGGTGACTGGGGTATTGTTGACGGTCTGGTGTACGAGAACTGGGAAGAAAAGCTATTCAGCATTGAGGAAGTCAGAAAGGTTCAGGGTGTTAAAACTGTCTTTGGTCTTGACTTTGGGTACACCAATGACCCCAGTGCATTGTTTTGTGGCTTCATTGATGAACGCAGTAAAACCCTTTGGGTATTTGATGAAATGTATAAACCCGGCATGAGCAATGAAGCGATTGCCGAAGAAGTCATAAGGCTGGGATATGCTAAAGAACGCATCAGGGCAGATTGTGCAGAACCAAAGAGCATTGACCGCTTGCGTGACATAGGCTTGCAGCACATCAGGAAGTCAAGAAAGGGTAAGGACAGTATCAACAGTGGTATTGACTTCCTTTCTGATTACCGCATTATCATCCATCCCCGATGTGTGAACTTCCTGACTGAAATCAGTAACTATACTTGGGATACTGATTCTAAGACAGGTAAAAAGATTAATAAACCCATTGATGACTTCAATCACCTGATGGATGCAATGCGATATGCGGTTGAAGATTGCAGTAAACCGGATGCATTTAGTTTTGACTAAAGTAACAAATTAGAAACAAATACCCCTGAAACATTAGTGTTTTCAGGGGTTTTGAAATCATTATACAATGAAAGGGGTGAAATTAGTGTTCACGGACTTTGTTGATTCGCTCACTTTGAAGGTGAGTAATTTTATTTTACAGGGTGTTCATTCAAGAATGTCTGATAAGGAATTTCTTGAAAAAGAGATTGCAAAGTGGAAGTGTTCACCCCAACGCATTATGCAGATTAAAGGCTTTCTGTATTATGATAATGAGCATGATATTTTAAAACGCAAGCGTACCATGATAGGCGAAGATGGTAAACTGGAAGTTGTGGAAAATCTGCCAAACAACAGAATCATTGATAATCAGTATGCAAAAATGGTTAACCAGAAAGCCAATTATCTGTTTGGTCAGCCCTTTGCATTGGAATGTAAAAACGAACCATATCTTGAACTTTTGAAAAAGGTGTTCAACAAGCGGTTCATGAAAACCCTAAAAAACAGTGGTAAGGCAGTATACAATGGCGGTATCGCTTGGTTATATCCTTACTACAACGAAGCCGGGGATTTTTCTTTTAGGCTGTTCCCCGGTTATGAAATTTTACCATTCTGGAAGGATTCCGAACACACCACACTGGAATTTGCGGTCAGGTTGTACTTGGTCATCGGGTATGAGGGTACTACTCCCACCGTCATTCAGAAGGTGGAAGTGTACGACATGGACGGTGTTCATAGGTTCATCCTTGACGGCAGTTCTTTGATTCCTGATATTACAGGTAATGAAAACCCTGATTCAGCACACGTAACTATGGTTGACAGTGCGGGAAATGTGACAGGGTTCAACTGGTCAAAGATTCCGCTGATTCCGGTGAAGTGCAGTGAATCAGAAATGCCGCTATTGAAAAAGGTCAAGTCATTACAGGACGGTATCAATGTCATGCTTTCGGACTTTGAAAATAATATGCAAGAGGATGCCCGGAACACCATATTGGTACTGAAAAATTATGATGGTGAAAACCTTGGTGAGTTCAGAAAAAATCTTGCAACCTTTGGAGCGGTCAAGGTTCGCTATGACGGTGATACAAAGGGTGGTGTGGAAACCCTTGAAATAACGGTCAATGCAGATAACTACAAGTCTATCCTTGAGATATTCAAGAAAGCCCTGATTGAGAATGCAATGGGGTATGATGCCAAAGATGACCGTCTTGGTAGTAATGCCAATCAGATGAATATTCAGTCAATGTATTCTGATATTGATTTAGATGCCAACGACACAGAAACAGAATATCAGGCAGCTTTTGAAGATATACTTTGGTTCGTCAATGCACACCTTGCCAATATTGGTAAAGGAAATTTTGAGCATGAAGAAGTAGCCGTTATCTTCAACCGGGATATTCTCATAAACGAAACAGAAGTCATTGAGAATTGTCAAAAATCAGTCGGTATCCTGTCAGATGAAACGATTGTTGGTCAGCATCCGTGGGTGGATAATCCACAACTTGAACTGGAAAGACTGGAAAAGCAGAAAAAGAAAGAACAGGAAGAAATGGCTGCACAGTATGACCCATTTGGTCAGATGCATCAACATCAAAAGAAAAACCCGGCTGACCCCAATCAGGGGAATTAAGGTGGTGATGTAGATGAAGAATAGTGAATACTGGAAGAAACGGTTTGAACTGCTTGAGCAATCACAGAATCAACAGGGTATACAGTGCTATGCCGATATTGAAAAACAATACCGTCAGGCACAGCGGACATTGGAAGGTCAAATTACTGCATGGTATCAGCGGTTTGCAGACAATAATAACATCAACATGGCAGAAGCCCGGAAACTACTGACCAGTAAGGAACTGGAAGAATTTAAGTGGACTGTGAATGATTATATCCGGTATGGTGAAGAAAATGCAATCAATGGGGCTTGGTGCAAACAGCTTGAAAATGCATCTACCCGGTATCACATCAGCAGACTGGAAGCCCTGAAAATACATACCCAGCAAAGCCTTGAGGTAATGTTTGGTAATCAGCTTGATTCCATTGATTCTACTATGCGGAATATATACACCAGTGGTTATTATCATACTGCTTATGAGATTCAGAAAGGTGTGGGTGTTGGCTGGGACTTTGCAACACTGGATGACAAGACTATTTCTAAGGTAATTAATAAGCCCTGGGCTGCTGATGGTAAAAACTTTTCGGAACGTGTCTGGGGTAACCGCCAGAAGCTGGGCAATGAACTGAATGAGGAACTAACCCGGAACATCATGTTAGGGCGAGACCCACAAAAGGCAATAGATGCCATTGCCCGGAAAATGAATGCATCCAAAAAGGTAACCGGGCGATTGGTTATGACGGAGCAAGCCTTTTTCAGTTCCGCAGCACAAAAGGACTGTTTCAATGAACTGGACGTTGAACGCTTTGAAATAGTCAGTACGATGGACAAAGATGTTTGTGATGAATGCGGTGAGTTAGACGGTAAGAACTTCCCTATGTCAGAATTTGTTGTTGGGATTACTGCCCCACCCTTCCACTGCTGGTGCAGGTGCTGCACCTGTCCGTATTTTGCCGATATGGTGGATATTGGTGAACGTGCAGCAAGGGGTAAAGACGGCAAGACCTACTATGTACCCGCCGATATGACATACCCTGAATGGGAAAAAGCATTTGTGGAAGGTGATAAATCTGATTTACAGGAAGTCATCAAGGATGATACAATAAAGACGAAGGAACAGGCAAAAACAATTGCAGAAAAATTGAAAGCTGAAAACTTCCCTTCTGCCTTTACCACTAAGTCAGAATTAAAAAATACACAGGCACTTGCAGATTACGTGAATGGGTTAGAGGGTGCAGATGCAGACGTGATTGCTCTGTATAACCGTATGGGTGATATGGAAAACATTGAAACCAACGGTATACCTTTTAAAATATCACATGGTAAAAGTAATGCAGTAACAACATCAGTATATACTAATACTGGTAATATGGCAGACGTGAATCTGAACATTCCTAAATTACAGGGTGATGACCTTGCAGGACAGGTCAATACTACGCTACATGAAGAAATGCACCTGATGGACTTATATAACAGGCAAGACCCAAAGAAAAGCGGTAATTGGTTCAGTTCAAGCAGAACTTCTTTGGTTGATACGTTCAAAAACACAAATGGTGAGATTGGGAATGATGTTGCTGAACTGTTCAAGAAGCATAATGAACAATATCAACAGGTTCGTTCATCGGTTTATTTAGATTTTAATAAACGAATAACAGATTTGAACGATTCTTTTGTAAACCGGACATTTCAAGGTTCGTATAAAGATTATAAAAACCAGTACAATAAGTTACAGGCTACCATGAAATCAGAAATTGATTACCAGTGCAGGAACATCATGGGTGGTGGTATTGGAAATCTGCAAGATATTTATGATGCACTTTCAGGCGGTTCACACCGTGACAATCACACGGTTATTTATGGTCATGGTTCATCATACTATAGGGGTATGGAAAACAAAATACATGAAACTATAGCTAATTATGCAGCGTTGAGTGTGACAAGACCTGACCTGATTGACCTGTTACGTGCTGATAAACCTGATATGGTGGCTGAACTTGATGCAACCATACAGGAACTGTTGAAGAAAGTGGGGGAATAGTATGTTAGATGCAAAAATTCTTGACCGGATGAAAGAAGAATTGAGTGCGGAAGAATTTGCAGTTGAGTCAAAGAAGATGCAGATTCTTGATTTGCTCCTGAACAGTGATGACCTTCTGGTTACAAAGTTCTTTGATACAGACAGTAATGAATTGCTTGATGAAAAAATAGAGGTCTTGACCGCATTAAAAGAGGGGAAAGCAATAGCCGACATACCAAATTATTATAATGTGTTGGAACTATATCCCGGAAATGAAGTACATTGGGACTAAAAAGCACCGTCATATGACAGTGCTTTTTTCATACCCTAACAAAATATCATTAAAGTGTTTTTACCCGCCATATGGCGGTCATATGAGTTCAGAAAGGGGGTTTACAAGAGAAAGGTGGTCTGAAATTATCTTCCAGTCATGGGTTAAATGGCAGCACAAAAGGCATCCGTTAGGGTGCTTTTTCTATTGGTCGGGTAGGCAAGACGTAAAACCGTACAAACCAACTAATCATGTGTGAGTGAACACGTAGAAAAACGTAATTGAAAGGATGGTCAGAATATGACAAGAAAAGAATTAGAAGATTTGGGGCTTACAAAGGAACAGGTTGATTCAATAATCAAAATCAATGGTGCTGACATTGAAAATGCAAAAACCACTTCTACTGCTGAAATCAAGAATTTGCAGACGGAAGTCTCAGGGCTGAAAACACAGATATCAGACCGTGACAAGCAGCTTGACACAATTAAGGCATCAACAGGTGACGCAGAAGCAATGAAGCAGCAGATAGTTGATTTACAGGCTGAGAACACCAAGACCAAAGAAACCCATGAATCTGAAATGAGCCAGTTAAAAGTTGATTTTGCTGTTGAAAAGGCACTGACCGGAGCAAACGCAAAGAATGTCAAGACGGTCAAACCACTACTTGACCTCACAGATGCTAAACTGGACAAGGACGGAAATGTGAAGGGCTTGCAGGAACAGATTGACAAGCTGGTTGCCGATGATGGAACCAAGTTCTTGTTTGAAGCGCAGCAATCACAAAATCAGCAAAACTTTAAAGGTTTTCAGCCGGGGGTATCTGGTTCCACAAAACCGGGAACGGAAGTTGATACCTCTAAAATGAACTATGATGACCTTTGTGCTTATTTAGCAGAAAACCCGGATGCTAATTTAAGCGAATAAGCGAGTAAAAGAAAGGAAGGTAAAAAATGCCTAACACAAAATTTGATAGTAAAAGTTTTAACCCGGAAGCGTTTAAGTATATGGTCGGCAGAGTGCCGAACCTTCACATGCACGAGATTAAAAAGTCAAGAGCACTTGCGGGAAATCCTGACATTAAAGCAGTCTTTAGTAGTCAGGGCGGTACAGCCTACGCGCGTATTGCAATGCGTGGTCTGTTGGATGGTGATGCGGTCAATTATGACGGTCAGACTGATATTGTTGCCACCAATACAAAGACCTTTGAACAGGGTATTGTAGTAGTTGGTCGTGCCAAAGCATGGGTTGAAAAAGATTTCTCCTATGACATTACAGGCGGTGTTGACTTCATGCAGAATGTCGCGGAGCAGGTCGCAGATTATAAGGATGGTCTTGATCAGGACACGATTATTCACGTATTAGACGGTATATTTGCTATGAAGGGTACGAAGAATGAGGAATTTGTAGGAAAGCATACCTACGACGTGACTGAAAAGGTGGAAGGTAAAATGTCTGCAACCACGTTGAATAGTGCTACAAATAAGGCTTGCGGTGCGAATAAGAAGAAGTTCACGTTGGTGTTCATGCACAGTGATGTAGCAACAAACCTTGAAAATCTGAATCTTGTAGCACACCTGAAATATACAGATTCACAGGGTATCCAAAGAGAACTTGATCTGTATACTTGGAACGGTAAGCTGGTTGTCATTGATGATGATATGCCGATCAAGGAACAGGAAGGATTTTACACCAAGGGAAAAGCAACCGATGCCGGAGCATTAGAAATTGTTGCTGATGATGCTGCAACGGTTACACCGGGTAAGCAGATTAAGCTTGCAGACGTTACCCCGGTAGCAGATAGCTACACTACCCCGGCAATAGGTAATTTTGTGGTGTTCATTGATGCGTTCACGGAGTACACAACCTATGTTTTGGGTAATGGTTCAATCTCTTATGAAGATTTGGGGGCAAAGGTACCTTATGAAATGAACCGTAATCCGGCAAAAAATGGCGGTGAAGATACATTGTATACCCGTCAGAGGAAGGTGTTTGCACCGTTTGGTATTTCTTATGAGAAGAAAAATCAGGCTTCTTTATCGCCAACTGATACAGAGTTAAGTGATGGTAACAACTGGACTTTGGTACATTCTGGTGAATCGGTTGCTGCAAACCGTAGTTTCATCAACCATAAAGCAATTCCGATTGCCCGGATTATGTCAAGGGGTTAAGAAAGGTCAGGTGACCGATAATGTTTGACGTTGATACGGTAAAAGAACGATTAAAATCATTTGGATATGAGGTCAAGGCGGGTGATGAATTTGCCTTGACCTTTTGTATTGAAAAAGTCCGCAGCACCATAAAGAACGAAACAAACCAAATAGACATACCCGCAGAACTGGACTACATTGCCGTTGATATGGTGGTGGGTGAATTTCTGCTCTCTAAAAAAACCTTTGCTCCGTCAGACCTTACCGCCTTTGCCTTTGATTATGCAGTCAAGCAGATACAGACCGGGGACACTAATACTGTATTTGATGTTAGTGGAACCCCTGAACAAAAGCTAAACAATTTTATCAACTACCTTTTATCCTATGGAAAGGCTGAATTTGCAGCATTCAGACGGATAAAATGGTGACCCCATTGGAAGCAGCACAGGTGGCTGCACGAAAAGCCATTGAAAGTACATATCAGGGTGTGTTGGTGGTAACGGAGCATAAGAAGGTGAAGGATGAAAAGTCAAAGCTGACCAGTTATAAGGATGAAGTCGTGTTGGAGAACCAACCTTGTAAATTGTCTTTTGAACGGTTGCAGACAGCAGTTCAAAGTGAATCAGCCGCATCCGTTACACAGATCACAAAGCTGTTCCTATCCCCGGATATTGTAATCAAAGCGGGGTCAAAGATAACTGTTACACAGGCTGGGGTTACTGCTGATTATACATCAAGTGGAATCCCGGCAGTGTACCCCACCCATCAGGAAATCATCCTTGAGTTGTTCAGGGGGTGGGCTTAATGGGTAAAATGGGGAAATTTGATATGCGGGGTCTAAAGGAATTTCAGAAGCAGTTGGAAAAGTTACAAGACCCGAATGTATTTGTGGAATCGTGTGCAAAAGAACTTGCTGCAAGGCTGTTGAGATTAGTCATTAAAAGAACACCCGTGGGTGACTACTCGAAGGAAATTGAAGTTACTGCGAAGCGTGATTCTAAGCATCACAAAAAAGGTGATGTCTACAAGAAAAAAGTGAATTCAAGTGGTAAGACGGGTGGAACGTTAAGACGTGGGTGGACTGGAAGCAAAGGACAGTCTGCACAAGAATATGCAGAATCATTAACGGTTCACCACTTTGGTGATACCTATGTAATTGAAATTGTGAACCCGGTTGAGTATGCATCCTATGTTGAATACGGACATAGGACACGGAATCACAAAGGATGGGTCAAGGGGCATTTCATGATGACGATTTCTGAACAGGAACTTCAAAAAATTGCACCGGGGGTACTTGAAAATAAAATTAAAAAGTATTTTGGGGGTTGCATGAAATGATTAATTCAATAATTGAAGCAATCAGTATTTCCTTGAATAATGAATTTAGTGATGAATACGAAGCACACATGGAAGAAATCAAACAAGACTTGAAAGAGCCTTGTTTTTTTATTTCCTGTCTGAACCCTACCACTGAACTTTTTCTTGGAAAGCGGTATTTCCGACAGAACCAGTTTGTGATTCAGTATTTTCCTGAATTGGATGATAAGCAGAGGGAATGTAATGACGTTGCGGAAAAGATGGTATGGTGCCTGGAATACATAACCGTAGATGGTGACCTCCTTCGTGGGACTAAGATGAAGTATAAAGTGACTGACGGTGTGTTGAACTTCTTCTTGAATTATGACTGTTTTATTTACAGGTTAGAAGAAAACACCCCTATGGAAGTTATGGAATCAGCCACCAACGTGAAAGAAGGTGATTAGTTTGGCAGGAAGAAAAAAGGCAGCGGATGTGACAACAGAAGTTCAAAGTGTTCCAATTGAGTTCAGCAAGGAACAGATTCTTACATCTGCAAAATACCGGGGTAACAGGGATTTGGTGGAAGCCCTTCTTGACGAAAAGAAAAAGTACACCGTGGAAACAGTTGACAGTTTGATTGAAAAATATATGGAAAGGAAAGTCAAATAAATTGACTTAAGGTGAAATAAATGGCTTTAGGTGGTGGAAATTTTACTACACAGAACAAAACACTTCCCGGTGCATATATCAACTTTGTATCGGCAGCGTCTGCATCTGCAATGTTGTCTGACAGAGGTATTGCAACCATGCCCCTTGAATTGGACTGGGGTATCGTAGATGAAGTGTTTGAAGTTACCAATGAGGATTTCCAGAAGAACAGCATGAAAATCTTTGGATATGCTCCTGACAGCGAAAAGTTAAAGGGTCTTGGTGATTTATTTTTGAATGCCAAAACCTTATATGCGTATCGTTTGAATGGTGATGGCGATAAGGCAGCAAATGAGTTTGGAACCGCTAAGTATAGCGGTGTGCGTGGTAATGACCTGAAAATTGTGATTCAGGCAAATGCGGATGACGCAGGTAAATATGATGTAACAACGTACCTTGGAACAGAGAAGGTTGATGCACAGACAGTTGCAGCAGCTATAGAACTTGTTGCAAATGATTATGTGACATTTAAGGCAGATGCGACACTTGCAGAAACGGCATCCACACCCCTGTCAGGGGGTGCAAATGGCACTGTTTCGGGAATTGCACATCAGGCATATTTGGACAAGGTGGAATCTTACACATACAATGCCATGGGTGTTGTGGTAACGGATGAAGTCACAAAGAAGCTGTATGTGGCATTTAACAAACGATT